AAAGAGCAGACCAAGTTTGTCCACTATGAAATTATAAGAGACATTATCCTCAACAGCCCAAAATTGATATCTATCGTTGGTGTTAAGAACGTACAGGAGAAAGAGATAAGGATAAAAGACTCTGCCGGGAACATAGTTTCACAAATAAGAGCAATCTCCTCATTCTCTGGTATTGTATCAAACATCACGGGCTATACCTTCTCTGAGTTTTTTGACATGAAGAACCCGAAGTTCTTTGTTCAGCTTGATGGTTCTACTCGGTGGGTTCCGAACGCACTTGGTGTTATTGATTCAACGGTTTCAGATAAAGGGCACACCCTTTTTAAGCTGTTCCAGAAATACAACACGGGCGAAGACCCACTTCTGTATTTCAGCCACAGAATTAGTCCTGGCGCAAAAGCAAAAGACTATTGGAATCCAAACATGTCACAGGAAGAGATTGACTCTTACCGTGGCAAGTTCCCGCCAGAAGAGTTTGAGCGTTATTTTGAGAACACTTGGAGCGCAGGTCAAAAGAAGCAGTTTACCAGAGAGATGGTTGAAAGCACCAGATATTTGGGTGCCAACGGTAAGTTTAACAATCATGGCGAAGTGATGGCTCTTGTCAAAAGAAAAATAAAAGTTCTTGAAACGGCAGACGAGGGTGAGGCTAAATCAATTGATTATAGGGATACCTCCACACAGCTTGAAGACATTGAAACAGCCCTGATACCAGTTGACAGCGTATATACCATGGGTGACCAATCAACGGGTTCACAAATGGCTAGTAATCTTGACCTGGCTGAACTTGGGAAGATGTTTAAAACTGGCTGGGCGATAATGGCTGGCTTTGACCGTTCAGACCCTATGAAAACAGACACAAACGCAAGGACTATCTTTACCCTGGTTGCAAAGGGGTTGCCGATGTCTCTTGAAAACCCACTCCAAGACTTTGACGAAAACTTCATTCCACAGTACATCTATTTCTTACTCCACATAAAATCATTAGAAAAAAACACCCTTGAAGAAATGAAAGGGCTTTTAGACGAAGCGCATAAAGAGTTTGACGGGTTAGATAAGGTTACCGCTGAAAGGTGGGGAACGTGGGACTTGGGTACGTGGTGTGAGGATGCAGAAGTTCCGTTTGAGGGGGTTTACCCGAACTATAACAAACAGAGAGATGCCTTTAGTGAGCTTTATCTCCTATACCGTGACGGTAGGTTTAAAACTCCTACCTGTAATGAGGTGGGCTCAGAATTACCGGACATATTATATGAGGAAGCGTTGAAGTTCCAACACGACGTTGCAAAGAAGAAATACGGTAGTCCAGACAAATCCCTTAAAAGCGGTGTTCAGGATGATGCCATGTACAGTCTTGGCTGGTGTATATATGGCGGAAGAGAGCTTGGTATAGACCATCTTCGGGTTAGGCAGCAGAACGCCTTTTTTGGTGAGATGGTTCAACCCACAGATAACATTGGAAAATATTAATTTAGGAGAAAACATGGGAAAGCTAATAAATGCCGACCAGGATTTCTTGACAAGGATTTCCCAAAAAGAGGAAAATTTGGCGTGGGCCTCTAACCCAACCAAAGAATACGGCTCTTATTCTTATTGGGGTGAAACTTGTTTGGATGATTATGGTGAAGTAGACAGCGATTGGAGGTTTTTTAAGGTTGAGCGTAAAAACAGACCCCCGTTAAACTTCTAACCCACCCACAAGCACACCAATTGTGACAATTTTCGTCACTTAATCAAAAAAAATGACAATCTACGTCACATTTGTGACAATTTTTGTAACTTTATTCTTGACAAAATGTCAAACCTGTGCAATTAGATGTTTAATACATTTAATTAAATAGGTTCATATGAACACAAAAATAGCTCCTGAAGTATTAACTGAAGAGGCCATCCAAGCTGTTAAGACTATGAGCGACGATGAGCTAAGGGGTCTATCCTTTGCCATGCCTTGGCAATACGACCCAAACACGGGCAGCAACGCAATTCCAGACGCAGACGGATTCTCAAACACATACAATGCTAAAGACGACACTTCCGACAAAAGACCCTGTTTACAGGAACTTTGCTGGGAAAAGTTCAATAGAAACCCGTTTGTAAATACTGCGGTCAGGGCCCAGGTTGGCAGAATGACCGGACTTGGGTTTGAGACCACATCTGGGATTTATGACATCTTGAAGGTTATAGAAGAAGAGGAGGAAGACCACAGAAACAGGCTTTATAATTATATGCCTAAATTTGTGGCAAGGTCTATTGTTGAGGGTGAACTGTTTTTAATATTTACACTTCACGACAACGGGTTTGTAGAGATTGATTTTATAGACCCAGCCTTAATACAGGGTGGCTCAAGCGATAATTCTGGAATAATATTTCATCCAGAAAAAACAATGATGCCGCTATTCTATAACGTCAAGACAGAAACAGACACCATCCAAATCCCATCTATATATATTGCAAGATATCCCAAAATGCTCAAGATTGCCGAAAAAGACCAGCACTTTGATTCTGGGTTACAGGGCGGGTCTAAGAGTCGAAAGAACATATATAAGCAGTTTCATGGCTATAAGAGATTTATCGTTGCCTGGGACAAGGGATATGTAACAAAAAGAGCGATATCACATCTCAGGACAACCCTTGAATGGCTAAGTTTTTATGAGACCCTTAAAAAATACGAGATTGACCACAAGAAGTCTGCTGGCTCATATCTGTGGGTTTTCACTATTGAAGATACAAGAAGTTTTAGGCTTTGGGCCTCACTTACCCCCGAACAGAGAAGAAATACGGGCATAACAGCCAAAAAGACACCAGGCGGCTCACTTATTCTTCCTCCTGGTATAAAGCTGGAGTGTATAAATCCAAGCCTGTCACCCCTGAGAAACGAGGACACAGACATTAAGGAACTCGTGGCTGCTGGCATGAACGAACCTTCCGACATAATGACCGGGACTTCAAATGGTACGTTTGCCGCTGTGAAAGAAACTCGTGGCCCGATGTCTGACAGAACATCAGATGAAATCGCATACTTTGGAAGATTCTTAGTACATGATTTTTGGGGTAACATCTTTTTTCTTAGAAGCTCAGTTACCAACTTCCCAAAATTTTTTGATATTGAAGACGTTGTTGGGTTTAAGGGTAAAAAAGAAATAATCAAAAAAGTTAAAACAAGACCAGAGAAACTGATAGACATCTCGTTCCCAATATCAGAAACAATTGATTTTGAAGGTAAGGCAAGGGGTCTCCTTGGAGTTAAACACGGGCCAGTTGCAGAACAGCTTGGTATCTCAAACAAGACCGTAGCATCTTTTCTTGGACTTGGTGGATATCCAAGACTGAGACAGCTAAAAGCACTTGAGGATAAAATATATCCAGAGCTTGATTATTCGGCAGGAGTTGACACAGAGTCAGCTCAAGAAAAAAAGATAGAGCCAAAGAAGGACGAAAACAAAGACAACAAAAAACAGGAGAAATAATATGCCCCTTTATGATTTTAGTGGTGAATCCACAACAAAATTTGACGGAAAGTCCGTTTTGCCAGGTGAAAGATTTGAGGCAGACATGTATTTCTCGGACGATGAGCTGGGACTTGTTTCCCACCTACCCCAAGTATCACCCGCACCGATAAAGAGTTTTTTTAGTGAGGACATTGTTGCCGGAGTGGTTTCAAGCGTTACGATTGATGCCGAATACAAAAGACTAAGCCTGTATAACATATGCGGTGGTATTTTAAAGGCTTATGTTAACGAAGATTCTTCAAATACAATAACGATTGCCAACAACTCATTCTGGGAATTTGATAATAGAAATTCACAAATTGGTGAGATAAATCTTTCCGGTGAAGCATCTGGAAGGGTTGATGTAAGCGGAGACATGAATACACTATAGAGGACTTAACATGAAAAAGATTATTATTCTAACGACATTTTTGTTTTGTTTGTTTAGCACCATTTTGTATGCTCAGGGCCATGGCCCACCCAGCGGAGGTGATGTTGATAGCGTGTTTGGTAGAACCGGTGTTGTGACGGCAACGGCAGGCGATTATGACAGGGGTATATACACCATACACATACCCACACCCATTACGGGGTGTTGGATTAATTACGGTAAGCAATGTCAACGATAATGGCACTTTAATACCATCTAATATCAACAGTGGTGGATTAACTGTAAGTAACGTGGATTAAAATAAGGAGAACAAACAATGGCAAACATGATTAAGGATAAGGTAGCCGAAGATTTAAAGCGAGGGAAAATACCAAGAGGGGCAATGCGGTTTGTTGACAACCTCTGTGACGCAAGCATTTTTTCAGCAGATGGTGATGAAGACAATAAACTCAACATGACCATTTACAGTGGGGGGGTTATAAAAAATCACTGGTATTGGGAAGACCTTGCGATAGACCTTTCTGGACTTTCAATGAACTCAAAGACGTTGCCGATTCTTGAAGACCACGATACCTCAAAAAAGATTGCCTTTTCAAAAGAGGTTCTTATTGATAACGAAAACGGTGTAAGGGTAAATTCAGACAAGACCGTTTTTCTTGACACAGAAGAAAGCAGGGAATTTCAGAAAAACTCCAAAACTGGTTTTCCTTAT